ATGATATACTATTCAATATGAAAGGATATAGGATTTTTTGATGTCAACAGACTTTACTGAGTTCTTCAATGCTCTATCAGACGAAGACTTTGAAGAGATTCCGGTTGATATTGAGACCTTCGTTCAGAGCCCCGACTATTTGGGAATGCCTCACCTGTCCGAATATCAGTATCAGCTTATCCGTGCTTCCAGTCAGATTTACAAGGAGAGCACGCTTTACAACATTTACGAGGCACAAAAGGCCCGGCAGAGATGGCAGGAAACTTGTAATGAAGTCATCGCTTGTCTTGGAAAGGGTAGTGGTAAGGACTTCACATCAACCATCGCCTGTGCCTACATCGTGTATCTCTTGCTATGCCTGCGTAATCCAGCAAAGTATTTTGGAAAGCCTGCTGGAGACTCCATTGACATTCTCAATATTGCTATCAACGCAGCACAGGCCAACAACGTCTTCTTCAAGGGTTTCAAGAGCCGCATCGAAGGGTCCCCCTGGTTTGTAGGAAAGTTCACGACTAAGGCGGGCCACATCGCATTTGATAAAAACGTGAACGTCTACTCAGGCCACTCAGAGCGTGAAGCCTGGGAGGGTTACAACCTGATCTACTGCGTCCTTGACGAGATCTCAGGTTTTGCGCTAGACTCTACATCAGGAAACGAACAGGCAAAGACTGCCGATGCTGTCTATAAGATGTATCGAGCATCTGTGGACTCTCGATTCCCTGCCGAAGGAAAGGTAGTTCTTCTATCATTCCCAAGATTCAAGAACGACTTCATTTCCCAAAGATATGAAGCTGTTGTTGCTGAAAAGCAGGTTATCGAAAGACAGCACACTTTCAAGCTAGATCCAGATCTCCCAGATGAGATTGAGGAAAACAAGTTCTCAATTAAGTGGGAAGAGGATCACATTGTTTCCTACAACATTCCACGTGTATATGCATTGAAGCGTCCTACATGGGAAGTAAATCCAACGCGTAGAATTGAAGATTTTACCACCGCGTTCTTTACTGATCCTATTGACGCATTGTCTCGTTTTGCATGTATGCCACCTGACGCAATTGACGCCTTCTTCAAGGATAAGGAGAAGGTCGAAGCGGCATTCTGTCGTCCAAATCCAATCGATGAAGACGGCACTTACAGCCCCGACTTTGTTCCAAAGGAGGGCGTGCGATACTATGTTCACGTTGACCTTGCACAGAAGCACGACCGGTGTGCAGTGGCTCTTGCACATGTGGAGAAGTTTGTCCAAAAGAAGATTGGTGGACAGCTAAACGAAGTGTTGCCATTTGTTGTGGTTGATGCTGTAAGATGGTGGACACCGAAGCCAGGACAAGACATTGACTTTGCTGATGTTCGAGAGTACATTACTGGATTGAAGCGCAGAGGTTTTGACCTCCGTCTTGTAACCTTTGACCGCTGGAACTCTAATGACCAGATGAAGTATCTGCGAGGAGTTGGAATCAATTCAGAGGTGCTTTCTGTAGCAAAGAAGCATTACGAAGACTTGAGCTGGGTCGTATATGATCAAAGACTCATCGGTCCTGATGCTGGCGTTCTTCGCAGAGAGCTGCTACAGTTGAGAATCATGCCGAACGACAAGGTTGACCACCCAAGAACTGGATCAAAGGACTTGGCTGACGCAACTTGTGGTGCGGTACACAATGCGATCACATACACGCCTCGTGAAGAGAATGCTGTCATTGAGGTTCAAACTTATGAGACTCTTCGACGTGCAGAAGTTCAGGCTCGTCAGGAAGAGGTTGACAGCCAGCGAGAACGTGATAATGTGATTATAGCTCCTCGTGAGAGGCGTGAGATGCCTGATGACATTCAGGAATATCTCACGAGGCTAGAAATTATCTAAGGAAGGTCATGCCATGCCTGCTTTAAAGCAGAACCGTAAGGAAATTGTCAAGGCTCTCCTAGTTCGTGATGGTAACCTTTGCAGTCACCCCGATTGTGGGTTACCATTCACCAAGGAGAAGCCTGCTACTATTGACCACTGGTTACCTTTGAGTGCTGGTGGAACATGGGAACTAACTAACCTAGTTCTTATGCACCAGAAGTGCAACGCAGCCAAGGGCGACAAGATCCCTCTTGACGACGGTACGCTTCCTGTGGTACAAAAGAAGCAGAGGGTTGACCGCGCAGTTAAGCGGGCTGCTCGTCCAGTAGTTTGTGAGCGTTGTCAGTCTGGTAGACTGCTCGGTCCAGACGAAGAGTGTGAGCAGTGTGGAAGCGGCCCTATGCCGCCAACATACCCTCAATGGTCTAAGATGAAGCCGAACGAGTGTACGCACGAAGGCATCTGGTGGTGCTGGTGCTGCATGTCTGGTATCATCGAAAGACAACCAGCAAGCAAGTACGTCTTTAATGGCGGTGAGCCGGGTATAGACCTGGCGTGAAAGGATTAAATGTCTACTACTACAGCAATGTTGCTCATTGTTGATCGATCTGGTAGCATGTCTAGTATCCAGATGGAGGCTGAGCAAGCGCTGAATGACTTCCTGACTAAGCAGAAGGCCGTTGACGGCCGGTGTGGAGTTAAGGTTGTTCAGTTTGATGGTGAAGTAGAAGATCTATTTGGTCCAGTTGCTCTAGCTCAAGCTCCTGAGATTAAGATCGTTCCTCGCGGAATGACTGCACTACTTGACGCAATCGGCAAGTCTGTGACAGAATTCAGGGAGACGATGGATCATATGCCGGTGGATAAGCGACTCGTCGTTATTCTCACCGATGGTCTTGAGAACGTCTCTCAGGAGTGGAAGCTAGATGCGGTTAACAAGCTGATTAGCGAGTCAAGGGAGCTGGGCTACGAGTTCATCTTCCTTGCCGCTAACCAGGATGCAATTGCAACTGGTGCTCAAATGGGTATTCCAACAGCTTCAAGTTTGACCTTTGCGGCTAGTCCGGCTGGTGTACGTGGCATGGGAATGACTATGGACATGTACGTCACTAACTATCGTGAAGGTAAGGCAGCAGAATTCACTGATCAGGATCGGGCAACAGCGTCCGGTTTGACAGACGAAGACTGATCTGTTAGAGTAGTAAATGTGGGTCGAAGGGCTCGGTCGGTTATCTTACATTGGAAATAGAAAGGTCATTAAATTGGCCACCCGACTCCCAACACTTATCCACATAATGCGGATGTAGTTTAATGGTAAAACCCCTGCCTTCCAAGCAGACGACGGGAGTTCGATTCTCCTCATCCGCTCCATAGACCCGGATTCGCCTCTGTCATCTTTTGTGATATGCTACCGGCGAGATGTAGTCTAGAATGCATCTCGGTATCTGACCCGGATACGTTAGGAGAGCGCCAGGCTCTACAACTGGCAGGGTAACACATTCCCCATTGGTGTAACCGGCAACACAGCAGACTCTGACTCTGTCGTTCCTAGTTCGAATCTAGGGTGGGGAGCTGGTCCGACTTTACGATATCGGCGGAAATAATCGAATCGGAACGCACGCAATAACCTAGGTAAAGGTGCGGAATGAGGAGAGGAAATATGCGGGAAGCGATGGGTAAAACCTCCTCGGACCGACAATTTGTGGCCTAGTTGCAGGCCAGAATAGAACAATGGATCTCCCTGGGTTAGGCGCTTACGCCGTCCACTGTTTGAATTCAAAGGGGTCACGCCCAAGCAACTTATGCGCCCTTAGTGTAATGGCTTTGCACACGAGCTTCCAAACCTCTTAGAGTGGGTTCGATTCCTACAGGGCGTGCTTCTATAATAGAAAACCCCGGTGCTCAACGTACCGGGGTTTAGCATTGGAGCAATATGGGATACTACACTAGATATGAATTAGAGATCGTAAGAGACAGCGAAAGAGCCAAGGATCTCATAGACTCTGCTGATAGTGTCACAATCCCTGGAAGCTACGATCTGAATCTATCTAGACTGCTCAATGGCAACTATGATACGATGAAGTGGTACGACTGGGAAAGCGACATGGCAAGTCTGTCAAAGGATTGGCCAAACGTCCTCTTTGCTCTAAGCGGAGAAGGCGAGGAGCCCGGTGATCTTTGGAAGGCTTGGGTGCGAAACGGTAAGGTCGTCAAAGTACAAGGCAGAATCGTCTACGATGTACCCGACCTTGACAAAGTGCTTCCAATCAACGATACTGTAGAAGAGAAGTACAGAGCACAGAAGAAGGCAGAGCTTCAAGCCACAATCAAGGATCTTGAGAACAGGCTAGCGGAGCTTAAGGGACTATCTAAGGATTAAGATGGCACTCGTTGGAAACAGCAATACTTGTTGGTTTCAGCGGTGTGGCAACAAGCCAATCCATCGAATTAGGTACTACAACAAAACTGTAATGGTTTGCAACAAGCACAAGAATCTCGATGGAGCAGGCTGTGCGCCTAGTCGCAGAAGGCCAAAAGGTTCAGCTTGACAGACGCTACAGGGTCTGTTAGTATTAAGTACAACGCAGCGACAACGCTGCTATCTGGCACGGGGAAGATGGTAATCCATTCGCTTTGGAAGCGTAAGAAACCCGGTTCGATTCCGGGGTGCCAGACTCGGACTGCAAAAGCAGTCTATCGGGATGTAGCTCAGCTTGGTCAGAGCGCGCCGTTTGGGGCGGTGAAGTCGCAGGTTCGAATCCTGTCATCCCGACAATTTGGGTCGAATGGGTAACGGTTATCACTCAATGGATAATAGGTTCGATTCCTATCGCTGGGTTCGCCCGGTAGATACAAGTCATCTCAGATTGTGTGTGGTAGGATGACATTAAGGACTACACACTCTCCGTTCCCGCCTTATACCTAAAGGACTTATTATGACGGTACTTCTTAGGACTATCCACGGAAGCCATCTGTATGGCCTCGCTCACGCAGGCAGCGATAAGGACATTTACGAAGTAATTGCAACCAATCGCACGAAGCGTAAGCGAAACATTAAGCAGACCATTGTGAATGGTGTTGACAAGACGACGGTAGATATGTCAACATTTATGAAGATGGTTGATGATTGCGTACCTCAAGCACTTGAAGCGCTATGGACGCCGGTCGCTGAGATCGATAAGATCCACGAATTCCGGACACAATATCGAGTGAATCGCGCCAAGATGAAAGATGTGTACGTACGAACTGCCCTTAACTTCGCTAAGGGTGATGGGGTAAAGCAGAAGAAGCACGCAGTGCGACTGTTGCTAAACCTTGGTCACACTTTGGAGTTTGGAAAGTTCAATCCTCGATTGGATGCAATGGATAAGATCATTATCAATGCATCTGTCGGAGACGCGGGAAAGTATGATGCCGTGTTCGACGCTCTAATTGATGAGGTCGGCCGGTGGATATAATCCCACCACTGGGGCGTATACCCTCTGTCTGATAAACAGTTGAAAGGTTAAATGGTCACATGTGGGTTCAACTCCCACCGTCCCAACTGGTCTCCTTGGTGAGACAAGTAACAGAAAAACTAAATCATGGTGGATTTCGACAAGAAGCATTCTAAAGAACTTGTGAAACTCCCTGACTCAGACCTAGAGCATAGCTCTAGGTCTTTTAGGCTTTCCAGTCAGGGTGCTATTAGGCATGTCTCAGGTGGGGCACGTCTAAGTATGAAGAATCTGATTGACTGGTTGACTGTTGCAGACTACAAGATTGAGATTGCTAAGGCTCGTCATGAAGGCAATCATGAGAAGGCTCGCAAGCTGCGAATGGAACAACAGAAGCACGCACAACCACGCAGGAAGAGATTCTACATTTGCCTGGCGGCTACTCTAGCCATTACAGCGTGGCTTACAAGTGCGTTTGGTGCAGTGACATTTGGCGCGGTGGCAGTGAGCCTCTTGATCCTCTTTGCCATAGTAGGAGTAACTAACAAGACTTACATCTTTGGCGAAGAAGCAGAAGATCAGGAAGAGGACGCTATGGCTCCATTCCCAATTGCTGACGCTCGTAACAGAGAAGAAGCAATCGAATGTCTACGCAGAGCACTTCTTGCAGAAGGAATCACACCAAGGAATATCCTTGAACCAACTCGCTACAATTGGGGTTGGGAGTTTCCAGTCATTCTTCGTAAGGGAACACCTGATGATGTAATGGCTAAGACAAAGGATATGGAAACCTTGATGAGACTTCCTGCTGATGGAATGCTTGTCGCAGCCACTAGATTCAGAGCCGAAGTAATCATTCGTCTAATGCAGTCTGACCCATTTGCTGATATGACTGGACTAGGAAGGGCTGAACCTCTTTCTCGTTCTATCAAGAACAAATACAAGGTTGCACAGCGAATGGACGGACAGTTCCTTGAGCTTTCTTTGCTGAGAAACCACGCAGTCATCATCGCCGCGCCTGGTGGTGGTAAGTCTATGTTCATGAGAACACTAGCAGACATCACTACTAGCTGTAGAGACTGTGTGACTTGGGACATTGATCCCGGTGGAAATGGTCTTGAAGTATTCGGAGACGCTATCGCACGTAGAGGTAGAACAGAAGCCGAAATTGAAGAAATGCTAACCGAGGCTCTGGAGTACACCAAGATTCGTGCAAAGAAGCTGACGAAGCTTCGCATGGGTGATAACTGGCAACCAACCAGAGAGCACCCAGCAGTTGTCATTTTCATTGATGAGTTTATTCAGCTCAGCAAGAAGTGCAAGGATCTAGCCGTAGACATTATTCGCAACGGTCGAAAGTCAGCAATCACAGTCATTCTAGCTGCACAGCAGGCAACCAAGGATCAGCTTGGAGCGGCTATTGCAGACGCTGTATCAATTAAGGTAATGTTCGCCTCCCGTCACGCCGACATCCCTTTGGTATTTGGAGAGGGAGCCATCAGTCAGGGCTGGAGGCCAGATAAGCTTCACCCTGCATCTGGAGAAGATCCAGAGGACGCAGGTAAGTGTTACATTATGGGCGGCGGCTCAAGAGAGCCATATCTCTACAAGGCATTCCCAATTGATCCAGAAGAAGCTATTGAAATCGGTGACGAACGAGCCGGTGAAGGAATTGTCGAACTAGACAAGGATACTTATCTAGACGTAACAGTCACAGATGTAACAGACAAGCGACTGCTCGAAGACATCGTAGACATCTTTGAGAACTTTGATGAGCATGACTGGCTCCCTGCCAGCATCTTGACCAAGGAACTCCGAGGTTACGGGCACACCTTGACAGCTCGTCAGCTACATGAGATTCTAGGTAACACCGGTCGGGAGAGCCGAGTATGGGAAGGCTCTAAGTACAAGGTTGCCGGTTATTTCAGAAAGAACATCGAGAAGCAACTGGAGCAGTAATGGAACTATTGATGGTTGGCCCGGTGTTCCTGTGGGTTCTGGTCACTCTCTATCTTGTAAAGAAGAAGGGTAGGCAGTGGCCAGATCTCTTTTGGGGAATTCTTGGCGGACTCATCGTTGCCAAGCTATTTCCAGAGACTCCGAACACGATTTTCAATCTGTTCTCAGGAGCATGGGATGGCATCGTGAGTATCTTCCAGAGCGTCAGCGGTTGACAGACTGACTGATGAGCTGTAAGCTGTAGCTAAAGGTCTTCGGACCGAGCGCCTGTAGCATATGTGGTTGATGCGCCAGTCTTATAAACTGGAGAAAGCGGGTTCAAATCCCGCCAGGCGTACTTTGTAATCAACCGAAGGGATCGAAATGGCTCTATCAAAGCTATTTCCTGTGGGGACTCGGGTAAAGGTTACTCGTGGCTCCTATAAGAACAAGTATGGTCACGTTCGCCTCGTGGGTAATGATCACAAGATCGTCATCCTTGAGAATGGTGGAACACCGCTGTATGGTGTGAGTGATGAGATGGTTCAAAGGGCCTGATGGCCTAAGCTCCTGTGGCCCAAAGGCAGAGGCGAACGGCTTAAACCCGTTTCAAGTGTCGGTTCGAGTCCGACTGGGAGCACATGATGACACTGAATGAACTGATGAAGTGCAGGCGTTGCCACCGACATGAGCCCTTGTGGGCACATGCTCTTGGAACCTTTTGCACAGAATGTGCGCATCTGGCAGACAAGATCATGAATGATGATTGCAAGATTCTTGCGTTTCTTGCTTATGAAGTTCATGAGTTTGCTGAGGGAGATGCTGTCTGGGATCTTGAAACTGGAGATCATGGATACTTCTTCACTGAGGGATTGCAGTGCCATCATGTTCTGGTCGATGGCGAAATCCGTCAATTCAACAAGATGAACATCTATCTCTCAAACCTGGAGGTTTGATGGACAACAAGGATAAGCTTGAGGTTGGCACCAAGGTCATCGTTGGATCTGACAAGAAGAAGGGTGAGATCTGGGATCTCGGAACGAATCCTACTCTTGTTAAGGTTCTGATGAAGGAAGGTGCTTGGGAGGGACAGGTTATGCTTGTCGTTCTTAAGCAGGTCAAGCTTGACAAGTGAGCACGGGGCCTGATACACTCAGGCTATTGGAAGGTAAGCGATTGGTTAGCGGGCGTCTTGGAAAGGCGCTAAGGGTGTCAAAGCCCGGCAGGGTTCAATTCCCTGGCCTTCCGCTGGAGGTAAAATGATACTGTGTGGAACTAGAGTACGAGTAAAGCACGGCAATCCGAAGATCCTTCCTGAGTATTACGGGAAGGAAGGCACAGTTCATCTTCGCAGCAGAATGCTCAAGGTAGCTGGTGCTGGTGAATATGAAATTCGATTCTTCGACCGATCACTCAACGACAAGATCTTTGGCGTTATGGGTGGATTCAATGAGAAGGATCTTGAAGTTGTAAGTGATCGCTGACAGCTTTATGGAGGCGTTAACGTTGGCAGTGTGGAAGGTCTTTGAACGGCCTACGATGTAGGGATACGTCGCGAGAGTTCGAATCTCTCCGCCTCCGCTTGGTCCGGTACATTATATGTGCCGGACTTTTTCATAGGAGCATTATGCTAAGAAAAGGAAAGAAGCAGAAGGACTGCTATCACGTCAATGTGAGATCAATTCACGGAGACGAGATTATCCACAGTGGATATAAGCGGGCTTACTGTTATGACTGCGAACGATATCTACCAACATTGCCACCGAAAGGGCGAAATGGCTAAGTCAAAGAAGGAACTGGAAGCTCAGCTAAAGGCTTTCAAGAGTGAAGTTTCAAAGTACGAGGGCCTTCGAGATAAGGCGTTAAAGGATGGAAACAAGAAGAAGGCTGCTGATTATGCAATGGCTGTAGCTGGACTCAAGAACTCCATCAATGAAATCGGAACACAACTAAGGAACATGTGAACGCTGTACTCATTGGCGTTCTACTGCATTTCATTGGAGACTATCTAATCCAGACGGATTGGATGGCCCAATTGAAGACAAAGAGATGGGCACCGGCCATTCTTCATGGCGTCACTTATGGTGCTCCATTTCTTTTTGTCACGCAGTCATGGCTAGCTCTACTAGTCATCATTGGAACGCATATCGTAATTGACCATTATCGCCTGGCTCGTCATGTAGTCTGGGCAAAAAACCAATTGGCTCCGCGCGAGTTTAGGTACTCCTGGGCCGAAGGCAGCAAGACAGGGTACAGGGATGACGCACCTGTGTGGCTTACCACATGGCTGATGATCATCGCTGACAACACTATTCATGTTGCCATCAATACACTAGCCATCCTCTACCTATGAGGGTGGCTTTTGTCATGTCACAACTGTCATGACATCGAGGTGACATGTCACGGTGACAGTGACACGTCTGTCACAGCCTCTGTCACGCTGTCACGAATTGTGTAATGTCACGGTGTCACCTGTGTCATCTGTCATTTTGTCATTTGTCACGGCGCGGCGGGCCGGTGCCGAGGGGTTACGTCTTTGCGGTTCTCCATATATCTAAGAGATGCAAGGGGGAGTTGACAGAACGACAGAGACCTGTTAAGGTAAATTATACTGGGAAGAGAAAAGAAAAAGAGTAACTGAAATCGATACGGGTATCGATACAAGATATTAATATAGGATAGTATATATGAGACTGTTCGAACTACACAGAGACATCGACTCATCAGGAGTAAGCGGTACTGGCATCGTTGCCCAAGGGGTGCAGTTTGACAACGGCCAGTGTGCTATGTCATGGTTGTCTCAGTGGACCTCAGTCGCCTTGTATCCAGACATTGAAACGCTGGAAGCGATTCATGGACACAACGGCAACACTCGTGTAGTATGGCTAGAAGATGATGACGATTACTGGGCAGGCTATCAGTCAGCTCCAGTTGGATCTTAAGGACTCAGATGTTCAACGGTTTCACAGCCTTCCTTGACACGATGAACAAGAGTATGGCACAGTGGGAAGCAGAGCAAGAGAAGATCCGAGAAGCGTTCGCTGAGGGTGTTACCGTAGAGTTTGAAGACGGCGAAGTACGAGAGTACGGGCCGTTTGACAAGCCCTCACCTTGATGCTACTGTAGTTATAGGTGGTCAGTCGTAAGGAAGACAAATTCCGAATCGGCCCGCCACCGTTTGGCCTCTGGGACTGCTAGGTTGTGGTCACTGCCCTGTCAAGGCAGACATCAGGCGGGTTCGATTCCCGTAGGGGTCGCTTTCAGAATAAAACAAACGAGCGAGGTTAAATGACCAAGCGAGAAGCTGCTGTTGTTGCAGTGTTTACAGGAATCCTCATTGGTGACTTCTCAGATATGCATGAGTATATCGAGGAGCTTGCTGGCCGTCCAGTTTGGACACATGAGCTGGCGTCAGAGGAATTTGCCGCCGAGCTAAAGGAACTAGCTCGTCCAGACTTCATGGAAATTGAGGTCGTGTAATGGCGGATAAGCTATGGGAAGTCTTTGGTAATTACACCAAGGACGGTCGTAAGCAAGATTTCAATAACGTTTACTCAGCAGCAAGTGCTTCACGTGCTGAGAAGAAGGCCAAGGCTGATTACACTAGCTACATTGCTGCCAAGTATGAGAAGGGTAGCTTCGGCAAGCTTGTGATCACCAAGGTCGTTGAATACAAGTAATGTTTGCCCTGCGGGGCTAGCCCGGCGTAGTGTAATGGAAACACGATACGTTGTCAGCGTATTATCGAGGGTTCGATTCCCTTCGTCGGGACTTTTGGGTCGAATGACTATCGGTTATCTGTCTATGAAACAGACTGAAACACGGTTCGAATCCGTGGATTGCTTTGGCGCTAGGTTTACGGTCGATGTCAACAACTTACCCATACAATTTTATATCGGGCCGAATGGAATCGGTTATCTTACACTGCAAATATAAGGTCGATTCCTACCAACTTGCCCGATCTTTTCATTTCTACGAAAGGATCGAAGGTTGGACACCGAAGCGCGCATTGCACGTTTCAAGGAGCTATGGTCTTCTGGCGATAGCTATTGGGCAGAAGACATCGTTGACGAGATCAACGAGTCTCTTGCCGAAGACGAGTTCAAGCTAAGGCATGTAGATACCATCGAAGAGGCAGAGTCCCGGTGGATGGATCACATGCTAGACATCGTTGAGATTGACGAAGGTGTCTTTGTTGGAGTACGCTGGGAAAGCGGCAAGACAGAGATGCAAGAGAATATGTACGAGGACGATTCTGTCTACCTGCTTGAGCGAGTAGAGAAGGTCGTCACCACAATTGAGTGGAATGACGTCAAGTCTCTCTAAAAACTAAATGCCCTTAAAGGGCCGGAAAGGAAAGAAATGTCCAACGCACTAACTAATGCCGCAAAGGCAACCAACAAGACTTCTCAGTCAATGAAGGCTAAGGCTGGACAGGTCAAGAACAACGCTGGTGGATTCGTCTTCCAGGTTTCTGATCAGTCTCGTCTTGAGCGCTTCCTGATTCTGGGAACCGATGGAGGAACGTATTACGTCTCTGAGGTTAACCACACCCAGAGCAACGTAGAATTCCTCAATGAGTTCATTGCTCGTGACGAAGCCTCTGTACTGAACACAATCGTTGATGTATCTGTCAATGGTCGTGCGTACAAGCAGAGTCCAGCCCTGTTCGCTCTAGCCTCTGTCATTGTCAACGGCAAGGATAAGCAGGCGGTCAAGGCTGTATTCAACAAGGTCGTAAGGACTGCTACTCACCTCTACGAGGTGGTTAACTACCTTAACGAGCTTGGCGGATGGGGTCGCGCAAAGCGTGAAATCGTGGCTAGCTGGTTCGATAAGGACGCTGATAAGCTTGCTTACCAGGCAGTCAAGTATCGTTCCCGTAAGTTCGGTGGAAACACCTGGACGCTGCGAGACGTAATGCGAAAGGCTCACCCACAGAACGTCAACACGTCTGTTGCTGATTTCGTTCTAGGCAAGGAGCATGCGGCTGTAGATGACCTTCGGGTTATCGAGGGCTTCAAGCTTATGCAGAAGGCGGAGTCTGTAGAGAGTGTTCACGCAGTTCTGCGGGACTACGAGATGCTTTCTTGGGAGACAATTCCAACACAGTTCCTCACGGATGCTAGTGTTTGGAAGCGACTCTTCGCAAATGGTCAGCTTCGTGGTCAGGCTGCTGTTCGAAACATTACTCGCCTCGCGCGAATTGGTGCTTTCAAGGATATGCAGTTTGCTGCAAGCTTCGCTGGTCAGCTAACGAATGAGGAACTGATTCGTCAGTCTCGACTGCACCCAATTAACTTCCTTAACGCTGCCGTTGTTTACGCAGAAGGCCAGGTGGATCGAAAGAACTACTATGGCGGACGTGTAAAGAACTGGGAGACTGAGGCCGTTATTGTCGATGCAATCGATGAGGCGTTTCACAAGTCATTCAAGACCATTGAGCCAGCCGGTAAGAGGACGATGCTAGCCATCGACTGTTCCGGGTCAATGAGTGCTATGGCTATGGGTCTCGACCTAAGCTGTGCACAGGTTGCTGGTGCTATGGCGATGACCATTGCGCGTACAGAGCCAGCTCACATTCTTCGCGGCTTTTCCAGCGTGGGGTACAACTGGCGTGACAGCGGTATGACCGAACTCAAGATTACTGGTCGCAGCTCTCTTGCTCAGGCAATGAGTGCAATGCGTGCGGTGAACTGGGGCGGTACAGACTGCTCACTGCCAATGACGTGGGCTCTTGAGAACGGTGTGGAAGTTGACACCTTTGTCGTTATCACTGATAACGAGACATGGGCTGGCAAGATTCACCCATTCCAGGCTCTAAAGAAGTACCGTAAGGACACAGGTATTGACGCACGACTCGCTGTTCTAGGAGTTGCTTCAACGCCATTCACTATTGCTGACCCAAGCGATAGTGGAATGATGGACTTCGTTGGCTTCGATAGCAACGCTCCACGTGTTCTAGCCGACTTCTCCGCAGGTCGAATCTGAGCAAGGACCCCTCCTCGGAGGGGTTTTTTGCTATACTAGATAGATGATAAGTAAAGAAGAACGACAAGAACTAAAGCTTGCAAGATCAAAGGCAGAACTTGTAAGAACCGTAGCCAGCATGTTTCAGATGATTATTTCTACTGCCACTCTAGTGATCCTGATCTACGTGAACTTCTTACGTTGACAGACTCGGCCGGATGCGATAGCTTAGAGACATGAACGAGGACGAGCCAGGAGTAACGCTCTCCAGCCTGCTTCGCATGATCTTCAAAAGATCTGCCAATGAAAGCCCGGCGATAGAAGAGTCTACTTGTGGTCATTGTAAAACCAAGTACAATGTCAACGTAGGGCATATGTGTCCCTACATTAAAGAACTCTACTCCAAACTGGGGGAAAAGTGAGTTACGAAACTCGCACCTATCGATTCACCGGTTCAATGAAGCTTGCCGACGAGATCGTTATGCTTGCGATTAAGTACGGTCTTCGAGTAAGCAAGCGAACGAACAGCGGACTCATCAAGAAGTCTCACTTCCTTGAGATTTTTGGTGACACTCCTGCTTTCGATCGATTTGAATCAGCGAAGGACAGCACTCAGCGGAGGCTTAAGTGACATTTGAGCAGAGCTTCAAGAAGGCATTCAAGGATACTCGTAAGACTGGCGTCACTGCTAAGATGCAGGTCTGGGAGTGTTGCCGAGGATGCATCAATAAGGAAAAGCTGGGCATGAATTCTGATTCAGATCCATATGTTTACACATATGCGGGTCAGGGTTCACGGCTTCGGTTTGATGGAGACTCAGTTGTCTATGCAGACAGCCGATCTCCTGTGCCTCACATCTATGTTTACCACGGAAATGGCGGCGGCGAGAAGTTCGCAGAGGTTGCCAAGTCCCTTGGTCTTGATGTAGAGTGGGATGGAAGCCAGTGGTCAGCTATCGTAGTAAAGGTACCCAATGAAAGAATGTCCAATCTGCGGTAAAGACAAAGAACTTGATGAGTTTGGAAGGCAGATCACAAACCCTTCCAAGTTCTACAAGTGGTGCCGAGACTGTAGGCTATCGATGGCCAGACGGAAGAAAAACAACTTTGACGAGGGTCGTGCACTCAGATCAAAGACTGTTCAGCTTAGAAGGCTGACTGAGGCTCAGGTAACTGAGGTCCGCCTTCTGGCAGAATGGAACACTCCGTACACCGAGATTGCTCAGCAGTATGGCGTTTCCGCAACTACAATTTCAAAGGTCGTAAACAGAGGATATGCAAACGTTTACTGACATGACTGGTCGCTCACTTAATGTGGGCGATAAAGTCATTTTTGCGAGGCCACAGGGTGGCAATTCCAAGGGCGGCTTCCTAGACTCAGGAGTCATCACTAAGATCAATCCAGAGACTAATTACGTTTCCATTCGGGTTGACAAGGAGCCTGAGAACAAGTACGCTAAAAGGACAGTTGGTACTCCGTACCACATGAAAAAGTTCTATAAGCTGGAGGACTGATGTCTAATAGCTGGTTTCATGCCGTTAGTAGTTCCCGAAAGTGGGGCGGCAAGCCAGAAGACTACCTGGCTATCCATGAATGGATTGATGGATCAAAGGCTCATTTCGGTGACGCTCGTCACCGCGCCTTGCGTCATCACACCGAAGGATGCTGGGAAGCTGAACGAGTCTTTGGACCGACTCTCACGGTAATGAAGAAAAACGGTATGGGTTCCCATCAGGTTCCCGTTAGAGAAATTGCAGAGCAGCACGTTTTCGAGGATCTAGGGCGAATCCCTAGTCTTGCTGACTGGCTGGAGTGCATGACTCTCAAGACTTGGATGGGTGGCAAGATCAAGAAATTCCTAGGACGCGAGGACGTTCTAAACAACGTTGTTAAGGATGCTAAGTGACAGACAGAACAGATAAGTTCACAGGACGCCCGGTGACAGGTGATCGTCCTGAAAATACCTCTATGGTAGAACAAGCCAATACACAGCTCTTTATTGATGCAATGGATGAACTACTTGCGCATCCTCTCGTCAAGGCTGTACGATGGACTCAGTACACCCCAGGTTTCAACGACGGTGAGCCATGTACCTTTGATGGTCATACACCAGAAGTCTGTCTAACTGGCCTTGAACTAGGTGAAGAAGGCATTGAGACCGAGCGTGATCACTATGAAGATGGTGATGAAGTCTGGCTAGGCGAGTATGATATGTATGAGTATCCTCGCAAGGAAAACGGTCAGATCGATTGGGACCAGCCTAAGATCTACAAGGTTGGTGGGGTTGACACAACCGAGATCAATGAGCTACTATCAAAGTTCGCAGGGTGTGTTGAAGGCGGTCGTCACGATGTCTGGATGAATAGGACATTCGGTGATCCGGCAGAAGTCATTGCCACACCAGAGGGCTTTGAGGTAAGCTTCTACGACTGCGGCTACTGAGGAGTTACATGCCAATTGACAAGATCGACGCTGAACGCATCCTGGACGTTCTGACTAGCCATGTTGACGGAGACTGGAACGATGGTCTAGAGTGTTACGTAAGCGCAAGCCACGATGGTGAAACCTTGAAGGTCACTGTTACTGACGATGAAGAGAAGAAGAAGATCTTCTATCTCACAGTCGAAAGCGACTAAGCCTCTTTCATAATCATTAGTCATATATAATGACTAATGAAAGAGAGGTGAATCATGGCTTACTACCAGATTTCTCAGTTCTACTACAACTCAGAGACCAACAACATCATTGTGCAGTTTGCTCTAGTTGGAGATCCGCCAGAGTACGAAACAACTGCTGGAGACCTTCCATATGATGTTTACGAGGCAGAAATCTTCCTTGATGCTGGTCAGAACAAGGTGGGACAGTATATTCCGGGTTCAGCAGATGGTACGATCACTCCGCAGACTCTAGGTCGCGACATTGGTCAGTCTCCATCAGAGATCCCAGATACTCCACTACCTTGAGTTGACAGAGCTTGAGGACTACGATAGACTAGCTATACAGCGCAGGACGGAGCGCAGCAACTAAATCCGTTCACGCCCCGGTAGGATAGTCCGGTCCAATCCGCCAGACTCTCAATCTGGAAATCACGGGTTCAAATCCCGTTCGGGGTACGTGCCAGCAAAGATACCAACCCAAATAGAAGCAAGAATAGTAGTGGCTATACTCTGTGGAGTCATCGGCGCACTACTTTCAAGCTTCCTCTTAATGGGTTGCATCGCTGAGGGTAATGAAACAAGCAAGATGAAAGCTTGTGTGAGCAAAGAAATGGAGTGGGTGAACGCGCCCGGTGGCCCGGAGTGCAGAAAGCCACTTGACAGAACAGTAGAACCAAGCTACAGTAGTACAAGTAAGCCAGAATGAACATGCCCCGTTGGTCTAGTGGTTTAGGATACCGGACTTTCAATCCGTGTGAACGTCGGTTCGAATCCGACACGGGGTACGTGGGCCGTGACGCAACAAACTCATTTAGAGAAAATCCTATGACGTACGCATAGGAACACGGCTTATGCGGGTGTCGTCTAGCGGCAAAGGCTCCTGCCTTACAAGCAGGTAATCGGAGGTTCGAGTCCTCTCACCCGTACGTAATCTATCTGAATAGCACTTAGTAGATACGTCTACGCAATAGGTGCTATTCAATCTATGGGTCTGACAGGTGTGACGTTACTGAAAGCCGACAATGGAACGGTAACGGATAGTGGGTTCGACTCCCACCAGATCCACTTGATGATAATTCATCTATGCGCTCGTAGCCCAACGGCAGGAGGCACAAGGCTTAGACCCTTGGTAGTGTCGGTTCGAATCCGACCGGGCGTACGCATAATTGATGGGCTCGTGGTGGAATGGTATACACGCTAGTCTTAGGAACTAGTGCCGAAAGGATTGTGAGTTCGAGTCTCACCGGGCCTACTTTGAGAATACTCGCGATATTCTCAAATGCATATCAGGTCGCTCCTGATATGAGGAGTGTAGTTTAATTGGCAAAACCGCGAAATGCAATGTCGAAAGGGAAGTGCTGCTGCGGCGGGTCTTACCTTAGTAGATATCAGAGTAGCAGTTGCGGGTTCGAGTCCCGTCACTCCGCTAGCCTGAGATGACGATCCGATGTAGGTCCCCCAGGGCTTGCGCAGGCCCGAAGGGCATTCGGGAAAGGTGCCTAGCTAGGTCCGTCTACCAATAAGGTGAGAGTTTTTCACGGCTTTTCTCATAATTAAACCGTGTTTGGTCCTTTGGCAGAGATGGTAATGCACTCGGTTGAAGCCCGAGATATCTCAGTTCGATTCTGAGGGGGACCACAATGACTTATGGGAGTTGAGAGGCATCACATGCCCGACTGTAATCGGGTTTTCGCAGGTTCGAATCCTGCCCCTATGGTCAGTAATCCGCAGTAGTATAATGGTAGTACGCGACCTTGCCAAGGTTGTGGCGCGAGTTCGATTCTCGTCTGCGGGACTCTTGCCCCGGTAGCGTAGTGGATAACGCGGCTGTCTTCTAAACAGTTATAGGCAGGTTCGATTCCTGTCCGGGGTACTTTCTACATTGGAGGCAGCATGCCTGTAACGATGACTGAGCTTTTTCTGGCCGGTGTGATTGAGCATCATGGCGTAGAGTCAAATGGCGAAGCTCTGGTGAAGATTAATTGGGATGTTCTTCGTGAATACAACTATGATCTCTATGTTCACATGAAGGCGGCGGAGATTGACGCCGACCTAGATGGTGATACAATGGAGCCATGAATACATACGAAGTAGCTGTAAGTCTTTTGGTTACAGTGGAAGCACCCGATGAGTCAGATGCAAGAGAAGCGGTCCGCGATGCATTTGATGTTGGCGAGTTCTGCGGACTAGATGTTAAAGACGTAGAGGTTGAGATCCTTGAGTCTTGATTTCAATACGATCTCTAATATGGTTCAAGATGTAGAGTTCCTGCTTAAGTGTACATTCTGTCCAGAACCAGCAACTACAGAGTTGACAGTAGAGGTTGGACCTGATACAGTAGTACCAATGCCAAGCTGCGAAGCCTGTAAGGTTGCAGAGGCAGAATGAGGCCGGAAGGCCAATGGGCGATTAGTGTTAGTGGAAGCACGTCTGTTTTGCAAGCAGATAGGAGGGGTTCGAGTCCCCTATTGTCCACAACTCCTGCGCAGGGAGGTGTTAGAATGCGAAACGAAGGCAGCATCCTATGGACGATTGTCGCAATTCTAGCGATTATCGCTCTAGTGATTTTCATTTTCTAAGAATTATGGCTGGCCGATACGAACCCCATCGTATCCTTGCCCGAGGGTTAGGGACCAGCACTTGATCCGGTAGCTCAGCCTGGCCGAGCGGAGGGCTCTTAACCCTTGGACGTGAGTTCGAATCTCACTCGGATCACATAAACCACCCAGCCCCTTGTGGGCTGGGTTTCTTCATATGTTACAATAGTTGGTATGACTACACCAAAGAAGTACACACCAAAGCCCGGTGACATTGGGCTCACTCGTATTGGTGGTCTCACAGGAGTCCTAGTAGGTCTAGGTCAATTCATCATAAGAGACGCAAGCCGATACACCCATGTGTTTGTTGTTTTGAACGACACAGAAGTCATCGAAGCTATGCCAGGCGGAGCGATCATCAGTCCGCTATCTAAGTATGAAGGAACTACCAAGTACGGCAGTCCGCTCGCTACCTACCTTGACATCAAGTTGACAGCAGAGCAGCGAGCACGTATCGTAGAGGAAGCTAGACGACTCGAAGGAACGCCTTACAGCTTCCTTGACTATGTTGCACTAGCACTTGAGCGATTTGGATTTAAGTGGAAGTGGCTAGAGAACTATGTTGCTTCTACTAAGCACATGATCTGCTCCCAGCTAGCAGATGAAGTTTACAAGAGAGCTGGCGTCCATCTGTTCGAAGATGGTAGACTACCACAGAAGGTCACTCCAGGTGATCTTACCTACGTTGGAATGGACCAGCGATATGAAGAAGTGCCTGGGCTGTAGCAAAAACAAGCCTGCTAACGACTTCGGAACGACCGGTAACGCGAGGGCCTTGTGCTCCAAGTGCAGATCTGGTTCAGTAGTAAGAACGAACAAGGGTACGGGTCGTCGCAAAGGCGACGGAAGTTGGGTTGGTGACCTCTTCGAAGGCATTGGCGACTTCTTCTCAGATCTGATACCATAAGTACAACGCCCGAAAGGGCTATTCCCACGATACACCTGTGTGGCTCGGTGTAGCAGACTGTTAATCTGCCGGTCGCTGGTTCGACTCCAGCCGTGGGAGCTGGCCGCCAAAGCTTGGAGAGATAGCTACTCTGGGCAAGGATATGCATGGATGGTAGCGTAAGTATTCTAGAACAGGCTTACGTGAGAGTAGATGCGAAACAGGGAGACAAGCCCTGCACCGGCCAACCACTTGACACACTAGCTATCACGCACTAGGATGGAAGCATGGAAAACATCGAGTGCTGGTTGATCACTGAGTCAGTAGGTCTTCTTCATGGAACCTACAAGAACGAACTTGTGATCAGGCACAACAGATTGTGGGTCTGGTACAAGAGTGATTCTGGTACTGAGTGGACCTTGCAAAATCCGAACATGATTGTTGTTGACGAGGAGCTGTGAATGCCCTACGATGAAGACCTAGGATGCATCAGAGAGACAAGAAAGTTTGATGTAACTCTCAATGTTGCAGCCTGGGACAACAAGAATCACAGGGGTCCTCAGCCTGGTGCAAAGGGGAAGTGCTTCGAGCAGCGAAAGATTGATGGTGACTGGTATTACTACATCAAGTTTCCCGGCTGGAAGCAATTCCATATCGCACTGGCAACCCAGGTGACAAAGTAACTTAGCTCACGGCACGTAGATTCTAAGATCGAAGGGGTTTTACGTCTTTTCAAATCCCGGCGTCGAAGATGAAGAACAGTTTAGCGGCTGTACTTGTACAAGAGGAAGACGTTGAGTACAATCGTGCTAGAGTAAAAGAAGCTGACGGACAGCTTAGAGCAAGAGACACCGCTCAAAGGTGGAGTGCTGCATCCGACTATGGCCTATAGCTTAATTGGCAGAGCGGTTGGTTGTTACCCAATCTGGTGCAGGTTCGAGTCCTGCTAGGTCAGCTCCACAAAACAGCTAACAAAGGATATAAATGGGTTACCTCATTTTCGCGGTGATCTTCACCGTAATCACCCTCGGTGGTATTGGCCTCTTCCTCTTCACAAAGGATAAGCTGGCACTAGCCGTGGGAGCTGTTGGTGGCACAGTGCTGATTGCTGGATCATTCCTATGGTCCATCACCAGCGTAGATAGCCGTAGCGTGGGTATCCAGACTTCATTTAACCGATACCAGGGAACGCTTAAGAGTGGTTTCCAGCTTACGGCTCCGTGGTCAGAGCATGAGGACTTTACCACACGAATTCAGTACCTCGACCTTGATGGTGAGAAGTGGGCCGATGGCGCACCGGTTACTTTTGAGGGCGGCGGTCGTGGTGTTGTCTTTGCTACTCCTCGTTGGAAGATTGACGAGGCTTCTGCTGGTAAGCTTTGGAACAAGTACAAGACTTTCGATAACGTTCGGGATCAGCTTGTTCGTTCCTCAGTGAAGGATTCATTCCGAGCTGTGCTTACCGACTACACTCCGAATGAGGCTCGTGAGAACATTCGCGAGATTACTCGTGAGGTAGAAGCGGATCTGGCTGCGACCCTTACTGATGATGGTATTAAGATCGACTCCATCAGCATTAAGGACATCAAGCTTGACGACCGTACTCAGGCTTCTCTTGACAAGATCGTCCAGGCTAACAACGACATTGAGCGCGCCAAGGCTGAGCAGGAGCGTGCCAAGATCGATGCCGAGACGCTTAAGATCAAGCAGAAGGCTGGTAATCTTACCGAAGGTGGTCTGGCAGACAAGTGCCTGACTGTCATGGATAAGTGGGATGTCAAGAAGAATGGTCCTGCACCTGCTGCGGGTTTCTGCAATGGGATGCTTCCGTTCACTGTCACCAACAAGTAAGAATCATCGCAGTGAGATAATTTCAATCTGCTCTCGTCATGCCGGTCCTTCGGGACCGGCTTTTGGCGGTTAGAGGCCCGGTGGAGATGAGGTTGACACTACCCCTTGCTTCTAGTACAGTAGTAACAAGCGAGCAAGCAGAAAGTATGGTATCCTTTAATACACAATTAAAGGAGCCGTTATGCTTAAGTTTGCCAAAAGTCTTAAGCCTGGTGACATCACACCGTATGGACGAGTGGTCGCTAATCAGGTACTATGGACTAACAACACTGTTCAGCTTACGATAGCAGAGCAGAGCGAGAACGTGTACATTAAAAAGTATAAGATCGTTCGGACTAACAAAGGATAAGAATTGAGCATCGAAGACGACATTGCCAAGGAAATTGCAGGCGAAGCTGAGGCTGAGGCTGCTTCTGGTAAGTCTTGGAAGCGCATTGCCGCTGAGGCAGCCTGGAAGTTTTCCAAGGAAAAGGGTTATCCTGCTTTCCGCGCTGGCGTAAAGTATCTTTACGCACACGGCAAGGATCTCAAGAACAAGCCAATGAAGACTGGCGAGAAGAAGGCTTCCGCACTACGCGTTGGTGACGTTACTGTTCTTGGTCAGGTTTCAGAGGCCAAGCGAGACCCGATTGAGAAGAATGTGTATCAGATCTCATTCATCTCTTCAACTGGAATCAAGATCGAGAAGGTTCCAGCGAATAAGAAGTTTGGCGTTGTAGAGCGCCGACAGGTCAAGTGATCATCGGCCTTCGGGCCTAGTCTCCATAGTTTAATGGACAGAACGGTTGCCTCCTAAGCAACAGATTCCGGTTCGAATCCGGGTGGGGACACGTTGACAGATCGGCCCGGTGAGGGTAGAGTAGTTAACAGATCGAGGGGTTGTAGCTCAACTGGAAGAGCATCTGCATGGCATGCAGAAGGTTGTGGGTTCGAGTCCCATCTTCTCCACTCTTTTAATGGTTCTTCACAGAGGTGATAGTAACCATGCGGGTCAGCTCTAGCAGGCTGATATTGGGTGCAAGGTAATAGCCCGTATATACCCCTTGCAAAGAACAGACTACATGTGCTAGCATGGTTCTTATGCGGCGAAGGGTTAGTCACCCTGACCTAGCTTTTATATCGAGGCCCTAAGCCTCAAGCCTAGCCTAATAGGAACAACCGCTGATGAAGTTGGCACTCATTGGTGAGGTTGTGTAAGCTCCGGTAGCTCAGTTGGTAGAGCAGTTGACTCTTAATCATCAGGTCCACGGTTCGAGTCCGTGTCGGAGTACAAAGCGATTATGCATGATCGCTCAATCGTATTGGGGTTCGATTCCCTCTGGTGAAACAATACGGTGTAATTGAGTAGGAAAAGGCGGCACCATTATGCGGTGCGCTGTCTAGCCTCTCTCTTATGATCCAGTCGCACAATTGGCCGTGCAATGGGCTCTTAACCCTTGCGGATGTGAGTTCGAGTCTCACCTGGATCACGTTTGGAAGCAGGCAAGCATACGCCCCACGACTAGCCCAGAAGCCTGTGTAAGCTAGTCCGGCATAGAAGCGGCGCAGACAAGGGAAGGGCCGCCAGGTGGGAGTACCGCTACAGTGTGGCGATTGTAGTAGGCACAAGGGATGAGACCACCAGCCAACATTAATTCAATTCTCTGGGGAGTTATGGCTAACAACAAGGTATGGAAGGTCGGGGACAAGGTAAAGTCCAACGACAATAAGTACAGTGGCAAGGTTGTTGAGATCGTCAACGATACGCATGTAAATGTTGACGTTGATGGATATGGCAAGATGCAGTTCCGCAACAGGGAGCTAAAGCGCCAGTACGGCGGCTGAGGCCCCATGATTCCTTAGCTCAGTTGGTAGAGCACCAGACTTTTAATCTGTTGTGGTCCTCGGTTCGAGTCCGAGAGGAATCACGTGAAAAATGGTGAGATAGTCAAGATAACGGATGGCCCAAACAAGGGCAAGTCGGGCATAATAGAAGGTAAGGCTGGTAAGACGTACATTGTCAGAACAAACAGTGGTACATTCTATGTTCACGAGAACCACGTAAAACGAGCTTGACAGTAACACCATCTAGGAGTAGAGTTACTTCTAGCTTCCCTCTGTGGCGCAACGGATAGCGCAGCGGTCTTCGAAGTCGTTGGTTGGGGGTTCGAATCCCTCCAGAGGGGCTTGACATAGCCAGACTGGCATGTCATACTAACAACAGGACGCAGCGGACAAGGCTTAGGC